CCGATGGGGCTATCGTCGCATCGCCAAAGCCCTCGGACTCCGCTGGACCACCGTCAGCAAGATCTGCCGCTACCAGCGCCGCGCCTCTCTCCCCGCCGACTGGAAACGCCCTCGTCAAGCGAAAGATAGGCCGGCCAGCCCTGACCAAGGCACCTGAACCATTTGCCAGCGAAGTACTTGCGTGGATCTCCCAAGGCAAGACCTTGCTCGCGTATTGCGAACAGAAGGGCAAGCCAGCAAGGCAAACGATCACCGGGTGGTTTGACCTTGATCCAGAGTTTTTCAGTCACTACAAGGCCGCACGCGAGACAGGCTTCGAGGCCATGTTTGAGCAGTGCGGGGAGATCGCAGATATCGAGCCGGAAACGCCCGTCCAGGCCGCGTGGCGTCGATACCAGATCGACACCAAGCTCAAGATCCTCCGCATGGCAAACCCGGCCAAGTATGGCGAGAAGGTCGCCGTAGACCACGGCGGCGGAATCACCCTCAACGTCATCACCGGCGTCCCGGATGGCGAATAAGACCATCCGCCTCGGATACGAGCCTCGGGACTGGCAGCGGCGGTGCCACCTCGAGCGCCGGCGGTTCACCGTCCTCGCCCTGCACCGACGCGCCGGCAAGACCGAACTCGCCCTCATGGAACTCCTCCACCGGGCGGTGAAGTGCCAGTCGGATCTCGGGTTCTTCGTGTACGTGGCCCCGTTCTTAAAGCAAGCCAAGGCCATCGCTTGGGCGCGACTGAAGCAGAAGATCGACCCATTCATCCGCACCGGGTCCGTGGACGTGAACGAGGCCGACCTCGCCGTCACGTTCAAGTCGAACAAGGCCACGATCCGACTGTTCGGCGGCGACAACCCGGACGCCCTCCGTGGCGTGCGCCTCGACGGCTGCGTCATCGACGAGGTCGCGCAGATCAAGCCCGAGGTATGGGAGGCCATCATCCAGCCCGCCCTGTCCGACCGCCGCGGATGGGCGCTGTTCATCGGCACCCCCGCCGGGATCAACCTGTTCAGCGAGCTCTACTACCGCGCCGCAAGCGGCTCCCTCGAGGACTGGTATGCGGCGAAGTACACGGTCTACGACACCGATGCGCTCGCGCCCGACGAGGTCAAGCGCCTCGAGCGCGACATGCCCGAGGCTGCGTTCGCACGCGAATACCTGTGCGACTTCAGCGCAGCTGGCGACGATCAGCTCATTGCGCTCGCCGACGCAGAGAACGCCGCGCAGCGCCAGTACCAGGACGGCGACATCATCGACCAGCCGCTCATCGTCGGCGTGGACCCGGCACGGTTCGGGGATGACCGCAGCGTGATCGTCCTGCGCCAGGGGCTCCGCATGGAGCCGCCCATCGTCCACCACGGCATCGACAACATGGCGCTCGCCGCAGCCATCGCCAACGTCATCGAGGACCGCGACCCGGACGCTGTGTTCATCGACGCCGGGGCAGGCGCTGGCGTCATCGACCGCCTGCGGCAGCTCGGCTACGACGTAACCGAGGTCGCGTTCGGCGGCAAGGCGACCTACGCCAACCTGTTCGTCAACAAGCGCACCGAGATGTGGTGGGCCATACGCGAGTGGATACAGGCGGGCGGCTCAATCCCCAACGACATCACGCTGAAGCAGGAAATCAGCACGCCGATCTACTGGTACGACGCCGCCGGCAAGCGCGTGCTCGAGTCGAAGGACGAGATCAAGAAGCGGCTCCAGGGCGGCGGCAGCCCGGACATGGCCGACGCGCTCTGCCTCACGTTCGCCTACCCGGTCGCCAAGATGCTGCCGCGTGAGGTGCGCGAGAAGATCGACACGCGACCGACCGACTACGACCCGTACGAAGAGATCAGTACCCGTAACCGCTAGACGGAGGTCTACAGTCATGGTCAGGCAGGCAACCGAGCAGGACATCGACCAATTGACCGCAATGGCCCGCGATTTCATCGGCTACAGCGCGTACGGCACGATGATCGAGCCGTCCGACGATGACATTCGCACGGGCATTTCGGCCATCGTCCGCTCCGGCGGCATGTTCGTCGCGGAGGTCGAAGGCAAGGTGGTCGGGGCCATCGCGGGCGCAATCGCGCCCATGTGGTTTGCGCCGAGCATCCCGTGCGCCATTGAACTGGCGTGGTGGGTGGACCCAGCGCACCGCATGACGCGCATCCCTTTCCGCCTCATGGCGGCGCTCGAGGGCTGGGCCAAGGACGCAGGCGCAAGGTTCCTGTGCATGAGCGAGCTCGTCGTGGACGGCGAGACGCCCATCGCCAAGATGCTTGCCCGCATGGGTTACGTCAACACCGAACGTTCGCACGTCAAGGAGATATGACATGGCAGCGATTTCGTCCATCCTCGCAGGCATCGCAGCGGGCGCAGCAGCCGCCGGAACCGGGTACGCCATCGTCGCCGGCGAGCGTGGCGCGTCCATGCAGCAGCAGGCGATGGGCCAGCAGAAGCAGGCGCAGGACGCCGCAGCCGCCCAGGCTCGCAGCCAGCAGCGCCGCAGCCAGCAGGCAATGGCCGCCGCCAACCGCGCCGAGCCCGCCGTCGCCGACATCATGGGACGTGCCGCCGCCGAGATGGGTGGCGGTCCCTCGAGCACCATGCTCACCGGGCCGATGGGCGTGAACCCGCAGGAACTTCAGCTCGGCCGCACCTCTCTCCTCGGGGGCTAAATGAGCGAGTACACCGGAGACAATCAGTCGTATCCCGGCGCTCCCACGCGGGATCGACTGTTCACCCGGTGGGGCCAGCTCAAGAGCGAGCGTGCATCCTGGTACGCGCACTGGCAGGAACTCACCTCCTACATCCTGCCGCGCAATGGTCGCTACTTCCGGCAGGACCGCGACCGCGGCTACCGCCGCCACAACAACATCTACGACTCAACCGGCACCCGCGCCCTGCGCGTCCTCGGTGCTGGCATGATGTCGGGCGCGACCTCGCCGGCACGGCAGTGGTTCCGCCTTGCCACGCCGGACCCGGAGCTCAACTCGTACGACCCGGTCAAGCTCTGGCTCGATGACGTGACCAAGCGCATGCAGCGCGTGTTCCAGAAGTCGAACACCTACAACGCGCTGCATCAGATGTACGAGGAGCTCGGCACGTTCGGCACCGCAGCCACCATCCTGCTCCCCGACTACCAGAGCGTCATCCACCACTACCCGCTGACCTGCGGCGAGTACTGCATCTCAACCGACGCAAAGGGCCGCGTCTGCACGTTGTACCGCGAGTTCGAGATGACCGTCTCGCAGGTGGTCAAGGAGTTCGGCCTTGAGAAGTGCAGCGTGTCGGTGCAGAACATGTACCGCACCGGGAACCTTGACCAGTGGGTGCCCGTGATCCACGCCATCGAGCCTCGCGCCGACCGCGACATCGGCAAGCGCGACGCCAAGAACATGCCGTGGGGTTCGTATTACTTCGAGGTCGGCGGCGAGGAAGGCGTGTTCCTGCGCGAGAGCGGGTTCCAGTACTTCCCGGCGCTCTGCCCACGCTGGTCGGTAGTTGGCGGCGACATCTACGGCAACAGCCCCGGCATGGAGGCGCTCGGAGACATCAAGCAGCTCCAGCACGAGCAGCTCCGCAAGGCGCAGGCCATCGACTACCAGACCAAGCCGCCGCTTCAGGTGCCAGCGTCCATGAAGAACCGCGACGTGGAAACGCTCCCGGGCGGAGTGTCGTACTACGACGGGCAGTCGAACGGGATCAAGACCGCGTTCGAGGTCAACCTGAACCTCCAGTACCTGCTGAATGACATCATGGACTGCCGCGAGCGAGTGCGTGGTTCGTTCTACGCGGACCTGTTCCTGATGCTCGCCAACACGCCGAACACCCGCATGACCGCCACCGAGGTCGCCGAGCGCCACGAGGAGAAGCTCCTCATGCTCGGGCCTGTCCTTGAGCGACTGCACAACGAGCTGCTTTCGCCGCTTGTGGACATCACGTTCACGCGCATGGTGGCGTCTGGGGCACTGCCGCCGGCTCCGCAGGAATTGCAGGGAATGGACCTGAACGTCGAGTTCGTCAGCATGCTGGCGCAGGCGCAGCGTGCCATCGGCACCAACGCCGTGGACCGCTTCGTCGGGAACCTCGGGGCCATCGCCCGCATGAAGCCCGACATCCTTGACAAGTTCGACCAGGATCAGTGGGCCGATGTATACGCCGACATGCTCGGCGTGGACCCGTCGCTCATCATCGCCGACAAGGAGGTCGCGCTCCTGCGCGACGCTCGAAATCAGGCGATGGCTGCGAAGGAACAGGCAGCCGCGCTTCAGCAGACCTCGCAGAGCGTCAAGAACATGGCGCAGGCACCGACTGGGCAGCAGAACGCGCTGACCGACGTGATGAACATGTTCTCGGGGTACGGGTCGCCGTCAGGCGTCGAAGTCTAAACAAAGGAACCACATGCCATATCTCAAGCAGGGTACGAACTTTCTCTACGACAATACGACTAACGACATCGTCGGCATAAAGGACGCGGACGGAGGCGAGAAGTACTTCCCGATCATGCGGAACGAGCCGACCTACGCCGGCGCGACCGAAGCCGTGTCAATCGTTGCTCCTGCGGCAACGTTCACCACGCTGACCTATGAGAACAGCTCCGGCAGCGTGCGTCTGGTGAGCGCCGGCATCCATAGCCTCACGAACGCTGTCGCGCAGAACAAGCTCGTTCGCGTCACTTGGGCTAGCGGTACTGGCGTCAACGGCCTGTACACGGTCACCGATGTCAGCGCGGCTACTACGAAGATCACCATCAACTACCCGCACGCTGCCGGCCTCGGCACCCCGACCGTGGCGGTTGTTGGCACTGATATCACCATTGCATCGGCGACCATCCCGGCGAACGCGATCAAGCCCGGCATGGAACTTGAGATTGATGCGCTGTTTGCGATGACGGGAAGCGCCAACAACAAGATCTTCAAGGTCAACATCGGCGATGCCGGATGGTATTCGCAGACTGTTGCCGCATCGAACGTGAGCCTGTCCGTTGATAAGCAGGCGTGGGCGAACACGGCCACGACCCTGGTCTCGAACGCCCTCGCGGCACCCGGACACGGTGCGTCAACTGGCGCGAACGTCACCATGACCC